CTTTTTCCACGGCAGCGCGCAGGTCGCAGAGCAGCGCGTCGCGCGTGGCGCCAGCGACGACAAAGGCCCAGTCGTGCTCCTTGGTGTAGATGGGACTGGATGAGATAAATGAGGGTGGTTGGATGCGATAAATGGGGGAAATGGAGGGACTAGGCGGGATGTTTGGGGATCGTGAACGCAAAGGCTTTGCAGTTTTGCTGCGCCTGCTTACGCCGAAAGCCGCGCAAGTTTCTGCAGCTCCGGCTGCAGAAGTTTTGCCAGGCGGGCGGGGTCGCTCGTGGCGCCGGCGTTGATGGTGATACCGCCAAGGTTGATAGTGCTGTTTTTGCTGGGCGCAGCGGCGCTGCTGCTGGCGACGCGGCGCACGGCTTCGGCTTTTTCCGCTTTTTCTTGCCGCGCCGCTTCTTTGGCGGCCTCCGCCCGCTGGCGAGCCTCCTCTTTGTGGATTTGGCCGAGCAGGTCAAGCTGCTCTTTGAGGGCGGCGATTTCTTTTTGCCGCGCGGCGTATTCGCCATTGTCGCCGCGCAGGCTGGCGCGCTGCAGCTCAATTTCGGCCAGCGCGATTTCGCGCTGCAATTGCGCGGTCTCTTGCGCGGCTCTGGCCTGGGCGACTTCTTCCTCGGTGCCTTTCAATTGCAGCAGGCGCAGGCGCAGGGATTCCACGCCCGCCGTCGCGCCGCTCTGGCGCTCCTGCAGCTGCGCCGCCTGCGCGTCCAGGCGCTGCATCGCGGCGGCGTACTCATCGGTGAGCTGGCGCATGAGCGCGAAGTGGTGGTTGTAGGCGGCGATGTAACCATGAGTGGTAAAGCTGCGCCCTTGCATGCTCTGGAAAGCGCCCTCTATCTCTTCGGCGTAGCGGATGGCCTCGTCGCGGTACTGGCTGGCGGCGGCCTGGGCGCCGACCCAGTAGATGGTGTGGGCGCGGGCGGCGCGCTGCGTGGCGCCTGCGGCTTCATCGGCTGCCTGGGCTGCATCACGCGCGCCGGCGGCGGCGGCGTGCCAGCCGCTGCTGCCGGCAAGCTGCGTGAGGGAGTGCGTGGCGGTGTCCGCCGCTTGCCCCAGGGTGCCGAGGGCGTCCGCCATCTCGCCCGTGCCAGGCGCGGCGGCTTGCAGCGCCTGGCGCTGCTGCTCAATGGCGGCGGTGAGGGCGGTCATTTGCGCGGCGGTTATTTGCCCTGCGGCGGCGGCCTCTTGTAGCTTGGCCTGCAGCGCCTCCAGCGCCTCGGCGCTGTCCATTTTGGGGATGGCGGCGGCGAAGGCGGCGGCGATGGTCTCGCCTGCGCGCCGGCCCGTCTCGCCGCTCTCTTGGACGGCGGCGGTGACTTGGCGCACGGCATCAAGGGCGCTGCGCGCGCCGCTGCTGATGCCGCCCCAGACGCTGGCGGCGTTGAGGCCAAGAGTCTTGAGGGCGCTTTCCAGGCGCGCATTGGCGCCGGCGGCGCTGTCCGTCTCCTGCGCCAGGCGCTGCGCGGCGGCGGCGGCTTCGCGCGCCTTGAGGGTTTCAAGCTCCAGTGCCTCGGCGGTGGCTTTGAGCGCGGCAAGCTCTTTGGCCTGCGCGTCGGTCTCGGCGCCGATGGCGCGCAGGCTCTCTTCTTTTTGCGCTACAGCGGCGCGGGCGGCGGCAAGCTGCGCATCGTAGGCGGCAACAAGGCGCTGCTGCGCCGCTGCCTCCTCTGCCGCTGCCTGCGCCGCCGCTTGCGCCGCCGCGCGCTTTTCATCTGCGCTGCCCGCTGCCGCCTTGGCCTCTGCCTGCAGCGTCTTGGTGCGCTGCGCTGCAAGCTGCACCTCATCTTTGGCGGCTTGCACGGCTTCGCTTGCGGCGGCGGCTGCCTTCTTTTGCTCGGCAACAAGCTGCGCGGCGCTGCCGGCGGCCTCTTTTGCCGCGGCGCCTGCCTCCTGCGTTGCGGCGGCCTGCTCACGCGCGGCAAGCGCCGCTTGCTGCGCCGCGCTGCCCATGCTCTCAACGGCGGCACGCAGCACCGCGTTGTGCTGCGCGTAGCCAGCGATGCGCGCGGCGCTTTCTTGCTCAATATCAGCCAGCGCTTCTTTGAATGCGCCGAGGTCGCGCGTGGCGATGAGCGACAGGCCGGCGCCTATCTTTTTGCCGGTGGTGAGGATGAGGTCGCCCAGGCCGATGAGGGCGGTGGCAGCGGTGTCGGCGAAGACGATAAGCGAGTTGTTGGCGCCCGCCTCGCCGATAGCGGCCACCATGTCGCCGAAGGCGTTCTTGACTTGCTGGAGCGCGGTGGCCAGTGTCTTGCTCTGGCCGCTGGTGTCGTACAGCTCATTCAAGCCTTTGGTGAGGGCGGGGAACATCTGCTCTGCGGTGACCTGGCCGAGTTCCACCATTTTGTTGAGTTCGGCAACGGTGACGCCCATGCCCTTGGCGGCTGATTGCAGCGCGCCGGGGAGGGCGTTGCCCAGTTGCCCGCGCAGCTCCTGCGCCATCACAACGCCTTTGCTGGCCATCTGCGAGAGGGCGAGGAGCGCGTTGGCGGTCTCGGCGCTGCTCTTGCCGGCGGCGGCCATAGCGTTGGTGACGGCCTCGAAAACGTCGCGCGCCGCCTTTCCCTCTACGGCGGTGCCTTGCACGGAGGCGGCAAGGCCCATCCAGGCGCGGGCGGCGTCAACGGTATCAACGCCGGCGCTGTTGGCGATGCGCGCGACCCATTGCAGCTGTTCGCTGGCCGCCTCGGCGCTGCCGCCCACGGCCTGCAGGCCGGCTTTGAGGGCTTGCAGGCTGGCGCTGGTTTGCACCAGCCCTTTCACGGAGAAGTCCAGGCCGAAGAAGCTCGCCGCGCTGCTGGCGGCGCTTTTGAAGGCGGAGACGAGGCGGCTTGCGGCGCCGCGTGCGGCGTCAATGGCGGCGGCCATGCGGCTGCCGGCGCCCTCGCTGGCGCCTGCTGCCTGCGTCGCAGCGCCGCCGGCGGCGGCCCAGCGCGCGGCGAGTTGCGCGAGTTGCGGAGAGAGGCGCCCGGCGCCGGCGACGATGGCGTCGACGCTGCTGGCGACGCGCGCCTGCGCGGTGGCGGCGCTGCTTGCGCTGCTGCCCAGGGCGGCAAGGCGCGCCTGCGCCTGCGCGATGGCGGCGTTTTGCGTTTGCAGGTTGGCGCTGGCCTGGCTAGCGGCGCGCTGCAGCGCCTGCAGGTGCGCTGCCTGCTCAGCGGTGGGCGGGCCGCTGGCTGCAATGCTTGCGGCGTAGCTTGCCGCTTGCGCGCGCAGCGTGCCGAGCATCTCGGCGGTGCGGCGGGCGCGCTCCTGCAGCCCCTGCAGCTGCGCTGCGGCCTCGCCCTGCTCGGCGAGGGTGCGAAGCTGCGCGGCGGCGGCGCGCGCTTGCACTTGCAGGGGGCCTTCAAGGTCGGCGGCAAGCTGCTCGATGCGCTGCGCAAGCGCAAGCACGCCCGCCTGCGCGCCGGCGGTGTCGGCGCTGATTTCGATGGCAAGATTTTGGGCACCTGTGGCCATAGCGGTTTTCCTCCATTAAAGACACTTCGCCTCGCCGCTGGCGGCCAAGTCACCCGCCGCAGGCGCCGCAGCGGCGGGTGCGGATGCTGGGGGGGGCGGCGGTGCTTTTGGCTTTGCTTGGCGCGCGGTGGCGGATGACGCTGAGGTATTGGAGGGGGATGCCGGCGAGGCGGCGGATTTCCTGGAAGCCCTCGTGCGTGAGCAGTTTGTGCGCTTGGCTATCGTGGTGGCGCCAGAGGCGAGCGACGATGGGCAGGTGCACGGGCTGCTGCTCGGCTGGCAGCAGCGGGTTTGTGGGGTCAGCGAGCAGCAGCGCCAGCAGCCAGTCGCTGCCAAAGCCGGCGGCGCCGCGTGCGCGCTCCATGATGGGCAATGCCTGCTCTACAAGGCGGCGGCGGTAGAGGATGACGCCGTGCACGTGCATGGGCGAGCCGCGATGCAGGCGCGCGCTGTAGCCCTCTGCCCAGATGCGGGGGGGGCCGATGAAGTGGGCGGTGTCTTCCTCGGTGTCTTGCTCGCCCGCCCAGGCGAAGGGGGCAAGGGGGTTGTCGCGCAGCACAGCGAGCAGCTTGGCGTAGGTGCCGGGGAGGATGCGGTCGTCGGGGCAGGCGGTGCTGACGAACTCTGCGCTGCCTTGCTTGAAACCGGCGGCGCGCGCTGCGGCGTGCTCGCCGGCGATGCCGGGTAGCCAGTGCTGGTGCACGCCTTCGGCGTCAAGGTCAGCGCGCAGCGCGGCGCTCCAGTCGGCGCGGTCGCTGGGCATGGTGAGGATGTGCACGTCTATGGGCAGCATGCTGTGTCAGCCCTCCCAGTTGTCTTCGTCAAAGGGCAGCAGCGGCTCGTTGGTGCCGAGGTCGTGCACGGGGTCAGCGCCGTAGTGGCCGCTGCCGTATGGCCAATGCTCGCCGGCGGTGAGCACCATGTCGTAGGCGCGCTCTTGCCGCTGCAGGGCGTGCTGTTTGAGCTTGAAGCCTACCCACATCTCCAGCGCGCCGCACTCCTTGCCGCCGGCGGTCGCCGTCATGGTGAGGTGCGCCGCCCAGGGGGCGCCGCTCCTCTGGTAGCGCGTCCAGTCGCTGCCGCGTGTGTCTGGTGCGTGCACGCGAATATCCAGATTGGTGCCCAGGTCGTGCACGTCTATGAAGCCGTGGGGGAAGATGGTGTCGCCAATGGCGGGGGCGTATGGCTCGGTGTCTGGCACGTCAAGCTCTACGCGCCAGGCAGGGCGGATGATGACATCGCCCAGCAGCACGGCGCGAAAGCGCAGGGTGTTTTTGACCGGCCCGATGTTGACCCAGCAGCGCGTCATAAGCCCGCCCTCCCAGTGCGCGGCGGGTATTTCCAGTCCGCTGGCGTGCTTGACTGTGAAGAACTCGTCCCTATAGCCGCTCGGTGAGTAGCCATAGCTGTGGGCGTAGCGCCAGTCGGGGAAGAGGGCGGGCAGGGAGGCTTGGGGTGACACGTTTTCAGGCTCCGGCTCTGGTGTGGGTGCGCGCAGTTGGACCCGCGCGTGAACGGTGCGCCCGGGCACTGCGGCGGCGGGGCGCAGGGGATAGAGGCGGCGGGCGGCGGCGCTCATACCACCACTTCGCTTTCTGTGGGTGCGTAGCCGTCCATCTCAACGAGCAGGTGGTGCTTGCCGCGCTGCACGGGGAAGCTGACGCGCCCTTGGCTGTCGGCGGTGCGGCGGGCTTTGCCGCCGTCTAGGGTGACGCGGGCGCCGCCCATTGGCTGGCCTTGCTCGTCAAAGATGAAGAAGATGACTTCGTCGCCCGCCATCTCTACCTTGATGCCGGCGGCCAGCAGCGGCTCGAAGGCCGAGGAAAGTCGCTGCGTTTCAATCTGCGGCGCTTCGCCGGCGGCGGCCTCGGCGGCGCATTGCAGGGTGGCTTGCCCCAAGTCAAGGCTGGCATTGATGAGGCGCACGCGCCCAGCGACGGGGGAAAGCGGGTGCTGGATGTCGGCCCAAGCGCCGGTGGGGGTGGTGGCGGCCTCGTGCGTCCATGCCTGCTGCCAGGTCAGGCGCCAGCGGGGACGGGCAAGGTAGCGGAGGATGCGCTGGCCGAGGGCTTCGGCATGGCGGGAGGAGCGCAGCCAGGGGGCGGGCCACTCCAGCGCAAGTGTGCCGTGCTGCTTTTCTGCTTCGGGGGCGGTAATCTGGATGGCTTTCAGATACCGCCCGGCGGCGTAGTCCCAGTCGTAGAGCACGCGCAAGGATGTGGTGATGCCGGTGGCCTCGCAGCTTGACTGCAAGTCTTTTGCGGTCAGTGGGGTGACGGCGATGGCGGGGGCGGATTCATCAGATGTTGGCGGCCAGAGGCAGGCGATGGCGGGCATGCCGAGGCTCCAAGCGCCGCCACAGCTTTGCACGAGTTCATCGACGGCGGCGCGGCAGGTGATGGTGTCGTCGGCGAGGATGCCGCCGAGTTGGATGCCTTCGGTCTCCGCCCGCCATTCGTCAAAGTCCGCCCAGGCGACGGGCGCGGCGATGAGGTTGGCGAGCACGTCGTGCAGCACTTCGGCGGGGCTTTGCAGCAGGCGGCCCGTATCAGGGTGCATCCTGCCGCGCACGGTGGCGGCGAGGCGCTCGCCCTCTGCCAGCGGCTCGGCGAGTTCAAGGAAGCTGACGGCGTGGCCGGTGCTGTCGGTGCCGTTGCGCCACTCCCAGGCGGCGCAGGGTGCGTCGTCGCGCGTCACGGCCTCTACGCCCTCGATGGGGTGGTCGAGCAGCACGAAGAGGCGCTGCGTGTCGTCGTACTGGATGGGGGTGATGGTGACCCGCCCCCAGCCCCACGGGATGGCCTGCACCTCGCGCCAGCCGCCCCACACGGCAGTCGTGCGCAGCGGCAGGCGGTCGGAGAGGGGGCGCTCCATACCCGCTTCCAGCGCGAGGCGCACCTGCTGCCCCAGTGAAACGCTGCTGATGATGCCCTCGAAGATGGCGCCGGCGGTGGTTTTGACGGCGGCGGCGCGGCGCAGGGGCGGGCGCTGCCCCCAGAGGCCGGCGAGTGTGCCGCCGTGCCCGTCGAGGGTGGCGTCCATGTTGCTGACGGCGGCGGACTGGATGCCGGGGATGGAAAGCGGGCGCTCGATGCTGCTGATGGAGCGCAGGCACCGTAGGGGCAGGCCCCCGTGCCTGCCCTCTGCAGGGCAGGCACAGGGGCCTGCCCCTACGGGTGCGGTGATGGTGAGAGCGGTGGCGCCCTCGGCGGCGGCGATTTCAAGCCAGTGGTTCATCGCGGCGCTCACGCATAGTACGGCTCCAGCGTGAGGCTGGCGGAGAGCAGGCGCTGGCCGGCGTCGTCGGTTTGCCACTCGTGGATGTCGTGGATTTCGAGAGCGTCGGCTTCAAAGCGGCAGAGCGCGGCTTCTTCGGGGTGCTTGTGGTGCGGCAGGAAGAGCAGCGGCTCGTCGGTGGCGGCGGCGTGCTCGAGCAGCGGCAGCAGGCGCTCGATGTCGCCCTGCAGCAGGCGGCTGCTGGCGGTGTCTTGCGGCTGCCAGGCGAGGCTCCACGCTTCGCCCGCGCCGGCGTAAAGGCTGCCGGCGTTGTAGCCGTCGCCGCGCGCCAGCGCCCAGCGGCGGGTGCGGGTGCACTGGCTGGCGTGGTGATCGAGCGCGAGCGGCTCGCCCGCCCAGAGCCAGCCGATGTGTCCGCCCTCGGCATTGGCAACACTCACGCGCAGGTAGCGCGCCTGCTCGCCGAGCCAGAGCCAGGCGACGGGGCGGCTCACGTCCAGCGGGGCGCTGCCCCAGTTTTCGCCGTCTTCGCTGTATTCAAGGGTGACGGTAGCGCCGGCTGGCAGCCAGTAGTGCGCGAGGGCGACGGCCTCCACGCGCCGCACTTCGCCCAGGTCTACGGTGGCCTGCGCCGAGTCGCCCTCCCAGCCCCAGGGGTCGGCGGTGGCGCAAGCCAAATGGCTGGCGGCCCAGGGCTGGTGGACGTGGAAGGTGGCGGCGTCGCCGGGCACAAACGAGGGGGCGGCGCCGGCGGCGAAGCGCACGGCAAGACCGTCAGCCAGGGGCGCCACACCTTCCGGCGGAATGTCTTGCAGTGCGCTCCAGTCGCCCCAGTCTGCCCAGGTGGTTTCCCCCTGGGCGCCCACAAGGGGCGCCCCTACAGGTGTTGTGGTGAGGGCTGCGCGGCGCCAGCGCCATTGCCCCGCCTCCACGGCAAAGGTGAATTGGTCGCCAAGGGCGTGAGAGATGCCGCCCAGCGCCAGGCGTGCGGTGACGCCGGCGGCGGTGTAGTCCGCCTGCCCGCTGCCGGTGGTGGGCACGATGAGGTCGGGCAGTGCGCCGCTGGTGGAGCCGGCAACGCTCCACGTTTGCTCATCGGTGCCATCGACGCCGCCGGCAAGAAAAGCGGGGGCGGCGGCGACGGTTTGCACGGTGAACTCGTCGCCCACCTGATAGGGGCGCGCGCCCTCTTGCGCGTCTATGGTGATGTGGATGGTGTCGCCCTCTTTGAGGCGCTCGGGGCACGCCACCACCAGGCCGAAGCCGAACTCTTGCGTGGAGTATGGCTTACCAGTATCGGGGTCGCGCCGGCTGGAAATGTAGGCTTCATTGGTGAATGCGGGCAAGTACTGGCCGGAGGTCTCGCGCCACCACATGGCGTCTCCGGCATCGCGCCAACAGCCGCCCGCGGAGATGTTGGCGTCAGATTTTGGGAGGATGCCCGCAGCAAGCAGTACGCAGTCGGCCTCGGCTTGCCAGCGGTCGGTGAAGCGCGCGTGCACGTGCGCGTCTTTCTTCAGGTCTTCCTGCGCGGGCAGCACGGCCTGCAGGTCAGCCTTGATGTCTTCCCAGAGCGCATCCCAGAGAGCGAGTGCCTCGGGGCTGTCGTATATCTGGAAGAGGCAGGTGAGGGCGATGCTGCAGCCCGCTTCCATGATGTCAAGGTCGCGATGGAAGGCGAGGTAGCGCAGCGGCCAGTTGTAGTCCACGGTGGTGGCGGGGATTTCTGTCTGCTGCTGGCTCGTGACGGTCTGTCCCGCATAAAGCGGCATCTCCACAGAGCTGGTCTGCAGGCCGTAGGTGCCGTTGGTGTAGATAGGGCCGACGGTGACTTGCGCGCCGCCAATAGTGATGGTGGCGGTGGCGACGGTGCCGGCGGGCACGCTGCCGCCTGCCTCCAGCGCGGCGCGGCCCGCATCCACGGCTTCTTGCGCGCTGTCAAAAAGCTGGGTGGAGGTAAGGGTGGTGGACTGGCGCAGCGTCCCCTCTGTGCTCATGGCGCTTAGGGTGAAGCGGTAGCCGCCGGGCCTGCCGCCGTCCACAACTGTGCTGCCGCTGCTGGCGGCGCTGATGGCGGTGTTCTGGCGCGTGAAGGTGCGGCGCCATTCGTAGAGCGCGTCAAGGCGCGCTTTCAGGTTAGGGTCGTCGATGCTCATCTCGTCCTCATAGCCTAAGTACCTCATGGGGATGATGGGGGTGGGCATATCCGCGCAGTTGCACTCGGCAGGTGGGCGCTGGCTGTAGCGAAAGGTCAGGCTCTTGGGGGTGGCGTTGACGCCGAATACGAAGGGGCGGATGCAGACGCTGGGCAAACCTTCATCTTCATCGCGCGCTGCCGGCTCAAATGTAAAGCCCCAGGCGCCTTTTTCTTGCTGCAGCGGCTTGCGGCGCGGGATGGTGAAGGTGAGCGCCGCGCTGCTGTACTCCTCGGCGGTGGTGGCGGGCGCCTGCTCACCGCTGACGGTGCCCTTCACGCTCCAACGCTCGGCGCCGACGCGGTCGGCGTTCACGCACTGCACGGTGATGGTTTGCGTGGGTGCGGCGGCGGGCACGCTGATTTGCTGCGGCGCTTTGTCGCCGGCTACGCCGAGCAGCCATGCGCTGGTGCGCAGCGGCAGGTCGATGGCGGCCATGCCGCCGATGGCGCGGTCTGCGGTGGCAACGCCCACAACTTCCAACAGGGCAGAGGCGGCAAGGGCGCCCAGTAAGTCATAGAGCGTGACGATGGGTAGCTGCCCGGCGGCGGTGTCGCCATACATCTCTTGCACGCCGCTGGCGGTGTCTTCAATCAGCACTTCATAGCCGCCCGTGATGGCGTGCACCAGCGCGCCGGCGGGGATGTCGCGCACCAGCGCGGGGCTGAAACCAAAGTGCCAGGCGCCATCTTTGTACTCGCGCCACTGGCGATACACCTGCGGGTCAAGGCCGAAGCGCAGGCGCGGCGCATCTTCGGGCACTTCGCCCTTGGGCGAGAGCGGCAGCGCGCCAAAGTTCCACTGCTCGCCCGCCTGGCTCTCGGTGGAGGCAGCCCACGCCTCGGGCAGCGCCCAGAGGGTTTTTTCTGCGTGCAGGCGCTCGGTGACGGTGATGCGGATGGTGTTGCCGGCGGCGCCCGCCGCGCGCGCGCGCAGGCAGACGCCCTGAATATCCAGCCGCGCGTGCTGGGTGGCAATGCCGAGGTCGGCGCACGTCAGCGTCCACTCTTGCAGCGGCGCATCGGCGGCGACGCTTTTGATTTCCAGCGTGCCATTGCCCACGCCGGTGAATTGCGGCGCGCTGGCGCGCACGCTCTGCCCGCCAGCGGCGATTTCAATTTGAACTTGCGCGGCTTCGTGCCCCGTGTAGCTGCCTTCCAGCAGCAGTCGCCCGCCGCCTGCGCGCTGCGCGCTGATACTTTCAATGGCGGCGCTGGGGCGCACGCTGGATGCTGTGACGGCAGCGGCGGCAGCGGCGCTGTTGGTGGCGGAGGCGAAGCGTTGGACGGAGGGCATGGTGTGCACTGTGCGCCGCGCGCGCCCGCTGCGCCAAGGAAAGCGGTTTGCAAAAAACAGCGCCGGCGGCGCGCGCTAAGGAAAGGCGGTTATGAAACGCGGGGCGGGAAAAACCGCCCGTGCGGGCGGCGGGGAGTGGTTATTTGAAAATTTCTAATAACCACGCGGCGGGAATATCAGCCCTCCCGCAAGAATCGCTCAACCAGCGCGAGGATGTGGCGCTGGTCGGCGTCGGAGATGCCGAGGAATGGGCGCGCAGGGATGTCGCCCCAGGGCGTGCGCGGGCCGAGCGTGTGCTTTTTGGCGCCGAACTGCTGCACGGCGCCGTAAATCATGGGCGTGCCGATGGCCACAGCCTTGCCGCCGGGCAGCAGTTGCCAGTTGATGCTTTGGCGCAGGTAGCCGCGTTCGGTCAGTATCTTGTCGCGGTTCTTCTGCTTGCGCGCCTTTGTGATTTCGGACAACTTTTGCCAAGGCTTACCCTCGTGGTCAGTCTGCGTGCGGAAGCGTTCCTGCGTGGTGCGCCGCACGTATTCGCCAATGCGCGGCAGCAGGCGCTCCACGTCCATGCTAGCGATGCGCTCAAGATGGCGCTGGGTGGCTTCAAAGCCACTCGCGTGGATGTTCCATGTCAGCGTGGTTCCGGCCATGTTTGCCTCATTTCGTCAATTTTTTGGGGTGCGTTGGTGGTGTGGGTTGGGTAGGATGGCGGCAACTTCATCGGGTGAGCAGCCCCTGCCAGGGCCACCACTCCTACACCTGGAAGAAGCCGATGTGTGGCGGCGCATCGGCCAAACCTTCATCGCGAGAGCCGTCACTGCCATGACCACCAACCCTACTCGCGGAAGAAGCCGGTGTGTGGCGGCGCACCGGCTTGACTTTTGTCTGTGCGCCGATAGATGAGGGCACCCACGCGCCAGTCGTCTTCGCTTTGGACGAGTTCGGCGCGCTGTGCCCCACCCTTGAAAGCTGTTGTGCCAGTCCATCCATCGGCGCCGCGCTCATAGACGACAAGCGCAGGCGCACCTTCTTGGTCTTCCACTTGGAAGCGCGCCACGTAGCGCCGCCGCACATTAGCCTTCTTGGTGTAGTAGTTCCATTCCAGACGTGCCCATATTTCATCAGGGTCTTTGAGGGCGCGCGCCAGCAGGAGCATCCACGGCCCGCGTCCGCGTTTTGTCGCCTTCCACTTTCCGCCTGCGCTCTGGAACAGCACCTCGCTGATGACAAGGCTTTCACCAGAAGCGTCCTCAAAGATGACAGGCGCACCAATATCAGCGCCAAACTCCGCGAGGAAGGCTTTGGCATAGTCTTGCGGCGGCAGGCCGTCTGGCAGCAAGTCGGCTGCCCCCGCCGTGCGTGGCGGAGGCAATGGCAGCAGAGGGCGTGCGTTGGGTAGTCCATGACCGCTTGATGCTCCTTGCACTGGCGGGTCTGGTCGCTCCGGCGGGCATTCACTATTCATACGCGCCTTGCCCGGCGTGTATTCAAAGCCGGGGTCTATACCAGCGGGCACGGTGACGCGGCGCGGCCCCAGCGGGCTGCGCTTGCCTATCTCGTGCGTCACTGGGTCATCGGGCGGCGCAGCATCGGGCGCCTCCTTGCCGAAGTCACCCAGTTCATCAGGCCAGATGCCCTGCACGCTGCACTTGCAGCCCCAGCCGTTGGGCGGGAAGTGCGCGTTCCACCACGGGTCGTCCTTGGACAAGATGAGGCCGTCCCACGCCAGATGCTGCGGGCGCGGCGCGGTGACCCAGTCGGCGTGCACGTAGCGCCAGAGCGGGGCGTGCTGCAGCTGCTGGTAGCGTCCGGCGGCGTAGCTGGTGGCGAGGTTGGTTTCATAGATGGTGCGGGTGCGCCATGCCTTGCCGCCCTTGCGGTCTTCGCCCGTCCAGCCGTGCCAGCCGTGTTTTTCCACGATGCGGTCGAAGTCGCGGCGAAACTCTTCGAGTGTGGTGCCCTGGCTGATGGCTTTTTCCACGGCAGCGCGCAGGTCGCAGAGCAGCGCGTCGCGCGTGGCGCCAGCGACGACAAAGGCCCAGTCGTGCTCCTTGGTGTAGATGTCCGTCCAGTGCGCCGTGGGCAGGTTCAGCTTGGCGCGAAAGAACTCAATCTGCTCCTTGAATGGCAGAGAGCCGTATTCAGCGGCAGCCTTAGCCATTGAGCCGCCCCGCTTCGTTCAGGATGTCGTAGCGGCCTGCAAGCTGCGCGGCGGCAAGCGCCTGCGCCATTGCCTCGGCGAAGTCATCGGGCTTCAGGTCGGGCAGCAGCGCCTCCAGTCCGTCGCGCAGGTCTTCAAGGCTGCCCGCCTTGTCCACGAGGGCGCGGATTTGCGCCAACCATGCGCCAACGGCGGGGGCGGCGCCTTTTTCAAGTTGCGCGGCCATTTCTGCGGCAGGGTTTGGCGTGGGTGGTGCGTTTCGGCGCATGGCGCTGCCAAGGTAGGCGCCGGAACTGTTCGGAGTTTCCGAAGGGTTCGCGGCTGCGGCGGCCATTGCCGCTGCCTGCGGCAGCGTCCCCTCACCCCTGCCCCTCCCCCCCTGTCCGGCTGCGCCGGCGGGGGCGAGGGAACTATTAAGTGCTGCTGAAAGGTTCGCAGTTGCCATACCGAACCCCATCGGCGCGGCGGGGGTGAGCACGGCTTCACCGTCCTTGGGCTGGGGGATGCCGAGGCGCTCCTGCGCCCACTGCACGGGGATTTGCATGCCGATTTTTACGAGGGCGGGCAGCGCCTGGGCGAAGGTGGCGAGGTCTTCGGTGTCTTGCACTTTTAGCCGCAGCACGGGGGCGCGGCGCGCGCCCTCGGGCGGCATGAGGCCGTTGACCGTGGCGATGGCGTGCAGCAGGCCGCAGGTGAGGGTGTTGTTGAGCTGGCGGATGTCGCTGTCGCGCAGGTCTTTGCGCACCTCGTTGTGCACGTTGCCCAGCGCATTGGTGCTGCTCTTGCCGTCCGCCCCGCTGGTGAGCGTGCCGCCCAGTATCACTTTGCTTTGCGTGCGCTCGCACCAGTCAATCATCAGCTCAAACGCGGCGGGGTCGCCGCGCGCCGCGTCCAGGAAGTCCAGGCTCATACCGTCCGGGATGATGCCCGCCGCGTTGTGCCCTATGCCCACCAGCGCGCGCATGAGCGTTGCCTTTTCCTCTTTGCTGGCGCTGCCCGGATACTTGCCCACGCGCACGGGGATACCGTAGATTTCCAGGAACTCCGCCAGGTCGCCGATGCTGTAGTTTTTGAACAGGTACGGCCACACAAGCTGGCGGAACATGGCGGCGCGCTCCAGCCAGCCGCTCTTGGCGCGGTGCGTGTGCACCAGCCAGCCAAAGGGCTGTAGGGGCACCCCCCTGTGGCCGCCCTCGTCAGGGCGGCCACGGGGGGCCGCCCCTACACCATTGGTGCGCAGGCGTATTTCCTGCCGCTCGCCGCGGTGCAGCGTGAACCACGACTGCGGGCGGTGCGTGAGGCTGGCGGGCACCCACCAGCCGCCCTCCTTGCCCCACTCAATCTCGAGGCAGGCGAAGCCCTTGCCGATGGCGTCCGTCATGTCGTAGAGCATGTCGTCAAAGGCGGGTATGGCGTCCACCAACTCGCGCAGCCGGTCGGTGATGCCCTTCTCGTACGCGCTTGGCTGGTCGGGCGGCAGCACCTGCCAGGGCAGGAGCAGCGCGCGGCGCCTCTTGCCCATTTCGGCGGCGATGTGGCCGTCTTTTTCCTCCATATCCTCAAACAGGTCAGCCTGCGCGCGGATGTCGCCGCTTTCGGCTTCGTCGAGGATGGCGGCGAGCTTGGAGGGCGTCAGCCCGCGCGCGGGGTGCGTGTGCAGCTCGCGCTGCAGGCTGCCCAGGCCGGCGGTCTGCGGCTCTTTCGGTGCTTTGGTGGCGGTGGTGCGGTCGGTCATGGCGGTGTGTCCTTCACCAGGCGCCGCCCTGTAGGGAGGCGGGCAGGTCATCATCAAAGGCGCTGCTGCCGCCGCCATCAAAGCTGCGGCGGCGCGGCACGGGGATGTAGTCAATGGGTGCGGTTTCCTTGGCTGCTGACAAAGCGAGGAAAAGCGCCCACGCGCGGTCGGCGTGGCCGCTGGCGTCGCTGGCGGCCACAAAGCGCGGGGCGCCCGTTGGGCCAGTCACTTTCTGCAGCTTGTGCAAGTCGGCGCGCAGTTCGGCGCGGCCAGCGGGAATGCGCAGCTTTCTGTCCTCAAACGCCGCGCGCCCGATGGTGGCTAATTGCAACTTGTTTGCAGCGGTGAACAGCACCCCCTCCACGCGGCTGCTGCCGTGCTTGCGCTGCGCGTCCTCCACGGGTTTTTCGCCCATGCCCGTCTGGTCAATGCAGCAGCGCAGCACGCGATAGCGGCGAAACACCTGCTCCAGCAGCGCATCCTGCTCGGCAAAGCTGGCGCGGCGGCGCTCTATCAACTCACGCGCCCAGAGCACATCACCCACCTGCTCCAGCACCCAGATGACGAACAAGTCGCGTCGCGCCGCAATGTCCACGCCCACATACACAGGGCCGCCCTGGTAGTGCTCCGGGTGCCCCGCGCTGTCGTGCTCGCAGCCCGCAATCAGTTCGTAACTCAGCCAGGCGCTGGCCTCATCCAGCCACTTCAACTCAAACTCTTGCGCCCACAGGTCAGGGTCGCCCGCGCCGCGCCGCAACTCTTCAATATCGCGCGGCAGACCGTCTTTCACCGCCTGATAGATGTCCACGACGTGGCGGCTCCAGCCGTCATTACTGCCCGTCATCAGTTCGTAGAACTTGTTGCCCTTGCCGTTGGGCGTGGAGATGACGCGCAGCTTCAGCCCGGGTTTGGAGATGACGGGGAACAGCGCCTTCCATATCGCCCGGCTGTCCTGATGAAACGCGAACTCGTCCAGCAGCACATTCGCGCTGAAACCGCGCGCCGTATCCGGGTTCGCCGGCAGCGCCGTGATGCGGCTGCCGCCCGCAAGCTCCACCTCCAGCGCCTTGATACTGGCATCAAAGGGCTGCTCATATTCTTTAAAGGCGCTCTGCATGGCGCGCAGGTGCAGCTTCACGCCCTCGTTCATCGCCTCGCGCGCCTGCCGCTCGCCGCGCGAGAGGATGACCCAGCGGCGCCGCTGCCCCTGGCTCTCGGCGCGCAGGCAGTCCAGCACAAGCTCCAGCGTGCTGGTGAAGGTCTTGCCGCACTGACGGGCAAACATGGCGATTTTGAAGCGCGCGTCGTCCTGTATCCAGCGCTTCTGGAAGGGATACAAGGTCAACGCAGACCCCGTAGGGGCAACCCCCTGTGGTTGCCCTTGCGGGCAGGCACGGGGGCCTGCCCCTACACGGCGGGGGCGAGGGGATGGTTTCTTTTCAGAGGTCATACGCCGCCCTTATGACTTTCTGCAGCACATCGGCGGGCACATCGCCCGCGCGTCCCAGGGCGTCCAGCTTCTCGCGCTGCTCGGCGAGCAGCTTCTGGCGTGCGGCTTCCCCGGCTTTGGCCTGGAACTCCTTCAAATTGATGCTGCTGCGCGTGAGCGTGGCAATGTGGCGTGCGGCGGCGGCCAGGCGCTGCACGCGCTCGTCGGGGTCGGCATCGTCGGCTTCTTTCAGGGCGAGGATGGCGTCGAACAATTCTGTCTGCACCAGCGCCGTCAGTGCCTCGCTGCGCGCGTCCTTGTCATCGCCGGTGCTCTCGGCAATGAGCTTGGCGGCTTCGGTGCTGGCGCGAATCGCCGCCAGCCGCCGCTCGAGCTTTTGCCCATAGCGGTGTACTGCGCTGCGGCTGGGCAGGGTTTTGGAGGCCGCTTCAAGGGGGAATCGCTGCTGCAACTCGCTGATGAGTTCATCCAGCGTCAGGCGGCCAGCGGCAAGCTGCTGCTCGATGAAGTCGCGCACCGGCTGCGGCAGGCGCTGGACGGTGCTTTTACGTGCCATCGCCGCCCCTCACCAGTACTTGGCCGGGCGTGCGATGCCCGGCTCGCAGTCCACGGTGTACTCCGCCACATCCACGCCGCTGCGCGTGAGCTTGGCGCTCCAGCGCCCGTCGGGGGTTTTGGTGATGTCCACCAGCTCGCGCTCATCAAGGTAGTCAAGCTCGCGGCGCAACTCCTGCGGCGTCGCGTCCGGGTAGATGGCTTGCGCCACGGTGAGGATGACGCTCTCCGCCGCCCCGATGGGGCGCGCGTTGTTGAGCGTGAGGATGATGAGCCAGCGCATGTGCTCGCGCCGCACGCGCTCCATGTCTGGCATCTGGGGTATATCTTTCATCGCAGGGGCCTCCTTGAGTGTTTAGAAAGGCGGCGGTGCCCCATTTGCACCGTCTCCAGCTTGCTGGCGAGGGCGTCCAGCTTGGCTTCAATAACGCTCTGCCCGCGCATGTAATCCTCGCGCCGCACGTAGTGCAGCGGCATGTCTGCCTTCATCTGCAGCAGCTCGCGCTCGAGCTTGTGGCGGTGCTCGGCGTCGTTGGCGCGGCTGGCATCCAGCGATGCAAAGCGCGTGTCGATGAGGCGCTCCAGCGCCGCAAAGCGCCCGTCCAGCGCTTTGGCTTCCCGGTCGCGCCCCCAGCGGCTGCTTGCCGCCACCAGGCCAATGACGGTGAGCACCATGCTGATGATGTGCCATGCCTGCAGGTGGATGTTCATCGCGCGCCTTCCACCGCCTGCACCAGGGCGGCGTGCAGCAGCGCGCACTCGCCCCAAGCGTCGAGCGTGCCCTTGTATGCGATGGCGAGGGCGTCCATGCCGTCATCATTCAGCGCGGGCGGCAGCGGGCACGCTGCCAGCAGCGCCGCTGGCACGAGGCACGGCAGGCACGGCGGCGATGGCGCGATCTCGCGCGGCGTCGAGCAACCGGCGGCTTGCAGCATCAAGGCGGCAAGCGGCGCGAAGATGAGCAGTCTCTTGCAGTGCACGGTGCAGTTCCTTGCTTGTCCTTTCGTCAGCGGCGGCGCGCTGGGCAGCGGCGGCGCGCAGCTTTTGGCTGGCAGCCTGCGCGCTGGCCAGCAGCGCAGCGTGCTCTTTGAGCGCCGCGCGCACCTCGCGCACAGCCTCGGCATCTTTTTGTGCGAGGGCTGCGGCGTGTCCCTGGGCAAAGCCCTCGGCGCGCCCATCTTCCAGCCCCACGGCCAGCCCGCGCTGATAGCTGCAGGCGCCAATGCGCGCACAGACGGCGGCAGCCAGCAGGGCAATGGCGACGGTTTTCAGCCGGGGGGTGTTCATGGCAGTGCCAGTAGCCGCTCTTGCAGCCGCTGCCCTTGCAGGCGTTCAGTGCTCTGCGCCGGCGCATCATCTGGCGTCCACACAGCCCCCCACGCCGCATAGCGCGGCTGCAGCGTGAGCAAGATGCGGCGCGGGTAGGTGGTGTTCTCGCGGCAGTGCGCGCTGCTGCGCCCACGCGCGCCGCAGGCGGCGTCAATCTGGCGGCGCGTGGGGTGTTTCAGACCAAGGGTGGCCGCCTCCTTCGTCACATTGCCCTCGCCGCCGTTGTAGCCGCGCAGAGCCAGCCAGAGGCGGTCAAAGCGCGAGAGGTGCGGGAAGTAGTCGGTCATCCTCTTGTAGAGATAGGCGTCATACCCCGCCAGCGCGCGCAGCGCCCAGGTCGGGTTGTGCGGCTGGCAGTCGCCCTCGGCAATGCGCTCGCGCTGGCACCACCAGCGCGCTGTGGTGGGCATGAACTGCGCCATGCCCCGCGCACCCACGCGGGAAACCGCCTGCGCGTTCCAGCCGCTCTCCTGCTGCACCTGCGCGGCCATCGCCGCAATGGGCGCATACAGCCCCCACTGCAGATGCGCCGCGCGCACCAGCTCCCCGCGCCAGCGCGCGGCGGCAGCCGGGGGTGCGGGCACATTTTTTACCCTCGCCCCCGCCGCTGCACTGGCAGCGGACGGGGGGAGAGGGTCAGGGGGCGCCGCGTCAGCGGCGGCAGCCACGCCAAAGAAGGCGGCAGCCGCCAGCGTTGCACCCAGTGCAAAGCCTTTGCACTGCATGGTGGCTCCTTACGCCCCCAGCCCCATCGCCAGCATTGCGGCAGCCACGATGAGGGCGCGGCGCACCTGCGCGGCGGCGAACTGCAGCGGCTGCCCGCCCGCCGTGTACGGATTCGGGCGCGCGTAGGGGAAGATGCTGCGGTCAATCCAGTAGCCCGCCACCGCAGCGGCGGTGACCAGCGACAGCTTGTAGATGCTCACCGGCAACTGCTGCGGCGCAATCGCCGCAATCAGCAGCGCCAGCGCCACACTCGCCGCCAGCCAGCCGCCCATGCGCCAGCGGGGGTTTTCGCCCTCGGGCAGCACGCCGAGCGGCAGGGGGTCGGTATCGGGGGTGGGTGCGGATTCAGTCATGCCGCGCATGGTGCGCGGTGCTGCCTGCTGCCCCCAAGGAAAGCGGTTTGCAAAAACGCTGCGCTCAGAACAGCGTGCCTTGCCGCTGCTCCATCTCTTCGGCGCGGGCAGCGGCGACGATGCTGCGCACCCTCACTTCGGTGATGTTGTAGCGTCGCGCCAGCGCGCGGTAGTTGCGCCCGTCAAATGCATCGTAAATCTGGCGGTCGCGCTGCATCAGCCGTGCCAGCAGCCCTTTGGGAATGTAGATGGCGCTGCCGCCCAAGTCGCTGGACAGCCGCTGCACCTGCGCCACTGCCAGCGCCGTGGCCTGCTCGGCGCCCAGCCCGCCGTCCAGCAGCGCGCCGAGCAGCGATAGCGCCACGTCGTGCAAGTCCTGCGTGGTGCGCGCAGGTAGCGCGGCAGCAAGCCGCGCGGCGTCCTGGGCGCTTGGCGTGTCGCGATGTGTGGCGTGCATGGCGGGGGGGAGCCTCCCTGATAGTGTTTTTTTCAGGTGCGCGCCAGGAAGCTTTTCAGCTGCTCGATCAGGCGCTGGCGCTGCGCCTCGCTTGTCCAGCGCAAGTGCGCCACCCCCACCTGCCGCTGCACCCAGTGGTGCAGCGCAGCGGGCGCGGGGTCGTTCAGGCGCCCGGCCTTGCCCAGCGCATACCACAGTGCCCAGACCTTGCGCTCCGTGGGGCTGGTCTGGCTCTTGTAGCGCCAGCTCTGGTCAAAGCGGCCCACTCCCATGCGGCCAGCCAGCAGCTGCAGGTGCTCGCGCACCTTGGCACGCTGCTGCACGGTGATGTCCTTGGCGCTGCTGGCGCCGCACAGCCGCTGCAGCAGTGCACGGTAGTCATCGTCGCTCATGCCACACAACGCCTTCAAGGTGTGGATGGCGGCCAGGTGCGCGTTTTCCGGGCGCGCTGCGGCGCGGGCAGTGGTGTGTGCGTGTGCTGTGGTCGCCATCATGCGATCCTCCATGTCTTGATGCGGGCGGCGTAGCTGCCATTGGCAATGCGCAGCGCCGTGGTTTCGTGCACGCCAAGCTGCTGGCCGATCTGCGCCCAGGTGCAGCCGCCCTGTCGCAGGCGGCAGGCGGCGGCCTGCAGGCCCGGCAGGTCGGCGGGGCGCAAAAAGCGGCGGCCACGTGCGGCGCGCAGGGCAGCGCCCGGCGTGCCGGCTGCGGCGCCAGTAGCGCCCGGTGCTGCGGCGCTGGGCTGCGAGACTGTTTCGCGGCTGCCTAGCGCCAGACGGCGCACTGCGATCGCCGCCTGATCAAGCGCCTGCGCGCCGCGTGCAGTTTGCGCCCAGAAGCCGGCGGCTTGCTGCACGCGGCGACTGCCGGCGGGGTAGTGGGGGGCAAGGAAGCCGATGAGCCGCTCCAGAAAGAGCGGCATGTGCTGCGCGGGCAGCAGCAGCGACGGCTCGCTACGCGGCGAGAGGCCGCGCAGCGCACGCGGCAGCATGGTGCGCGCGAGCTGGCGCACGGCGCCGCCCCACTTCGGCCAGGTCAGGCCAAGGGCGGCGAGCAGCGAGCGCAGGCACACCAGCGGCTGCCCACCCGTCACGGCAGCGGGCAGCCACCAGAATTGGCGCTGCGTGCCCAGCAGCGGGCTGCTGCGCCACGCGGGGTGCCAGGGGGCGGCGGAGCGGTGCGGGCGGCTCATTGCGGTGCCTCCACTTCAAAGGGGGTGATGGCGAAGTCTTCAATGCCGCTCTTGACGGTGAGGCCGGCGACGCCGCGCACGGCGTCTGGTTCGGCGAGGATGGCCTCTTTGTTCACCTCTTGCTTGGTGCGGATAAAACGCTCCAGTCCCATGCGCTGCAGCGTCTCCAGCACCACGTCGGCGCCGCGCACGCTGACGCTGGGCGGCCTCTGGCGCCAGGAAACCTCGCCCGTCACGAAGCTGGCAGTCTTCACGCGCCCGCCTTGCGTGAGGGCGTCGCGGTGTGCCTCGCACCACGCTTGCACGCCTTCTTGCAGTGCCTCGATCTGGCTGCCCAGTGTCTCGATGAAGGGCTGCGCCTTTGCCGTCGCCTCGGCGATGGCGTCGTTCATGGCGCTCACCACGATCTCGCGTTGGCGCTGCAGGTCGCCGATGGTGTGGATGTCGCGCGCCACCTCGTCCCTGGTCTGCGGCACGCGGGCTGCGGCGCGTTTTTTCAGGCGGGTGGCGGTTTTGGGTTTGGTGCTCATGTCATGCTCCTGTCGTGATGTGAAGGGGGATTAGCGGCGCGCAGCTGCTCGCGCAGCCGCCGCATCTGTGCGTGCCAATACGCGCGCCGCGCATCGGCGCTGGCACCCGCTGACGGGGTGGCGGGCGCACTGGGGGCGCAGGTCTCTGGCGCGCCCGTGCCCTGGCCCCCCGCGCACTGGTGCAGCGGCCAGCAGCGCACTTGCCAGCCGGCAAAGCGCGCTGCGGCCCAGTCCCGGGCTGCTGCGCTGTCTGCGGCCAGACGCAGGTGCAGCAGCACGCGCCCGTCCGGGTGCGCGGCGGCGCACACGTAAAGCTGCGGCGCGTTCATCGCCGCACCTCGCACGCCATGCACACGGCGCAGAACTGCGCCAGCGGCCAGCGACGCTGCGCCCAGTGCAGCGCGCTGCGCGCGTCTGCTGCCAGCCGCACCCAGTGGCTGCGCTGCCCGCTGCTGTGCTGCACGGTGATGAGGTAGGTGCGCGGTGCACTCATGGCTGCCCTCCTTCGCCTGGCGCCTGCTGCGGCAGCACGCCGGCGGCGCGCCAGCGGCGCTCCTCGCGCTGGCGACTTTCGGGTGCCAGCAGCGCCAGCCACTGGCGCGGCGTCTTCTTGCCCACGGTGGTGTGGATGGCGTGCTGCGGCCAGCAGCGCCGCGCCCAGCGGAAGGCGTCCAGCATGGTGGCGGCCTGATACAGCCCGCTCCACACGGTGGCGCCGCTGCCGTCGCACACGTGCACTGCCCAGTAGTGCAAGGGCGTTGCAGTGTGGGTGTGGTCTTTGGTGTCAATCATGGTGCTTTGCATCTCTTCTCTCTTCATGACCCCAGCACGCTTTGCAGCGTCCACCTTGGCTTGGTGGTAGCGTTCGAGGCGTCCCGCCAGTCTTGCGTTCATCATGGCTGCCTCCCTCACGCGCCAAGGACGCACTGCGCGTCCACGCGCGGCCAGCCCACGGCGGCTGCGGCATTCATGGCGCGGCAGATGAGGTTGTGGACGGCGAGCGGGAAGCAGGTGCTCTTGATGTCACTGCTACCCGGCTTTGCTCCGCGCGGAATGTGAATCAGGCGTTCGCGCATGGCGCCGAAGGCATCCTTATCGAACACCTGCTCCAGCCTCAGGTTGAATCGGGCAAACTTGTGCGCGACGTACTGTTCAAGCTCGCCATCGAGCGGGTCCAGGCGGATGATTTCGCACCTCTGCGACACCTCGCGCACTTCCGGGTTGTGGCTTTTCAAGTCCTCACCAAGCTCTGTCTGTCCGACCAGGGCGATGCCCATCAAGCGGCGCAGCCCATCCTTGAGTTCAAGGAAGCGCTTCAGATGCTTGAGCGTCGGTGGCGGCATGCAGTGCGCTTCATCAATCACCAGCAGGTGGCGGCGCCCCGCGCGGTGGCTCGCCTTCAAAAGCTCGTGCATCTGGCGGAAGCGCGCTTGCGGCGACTGGCGCAGGCGTGCTTGCGGGTCAAGGGCGGCGACGATGGCCTCGGCAATCTGCGCGGCCTTCAAGGTTTTGCCCTTGCGGTCAGACGCCTCCATACCCAAGACGTAGGGGCGGATGATGAGGATGTCGCGCCCCTCGTCGCGCACGCGCTCCTCCAGTTCCTCGACGAGCGTGGTTTTGCCCGCGCCGCTTTCGCCCACGACGGCGATGAAGCCGCCGTTGCTGGCGGCGTCCATCAGCGCGGCGCGGGCGTAGCGCGTGCCGCTGGACTGGAATACGTCGTCGCGGCTTTGCACGTCGTCCACGAAGGGCGACCGTGGCAGGCCAAAGTGTTTCAGGGCCGCTTGCGTGAGCGGGGTGTTTTCAAGTAGCATGGTTGGCTCTCCTTTGGTTTTGGATGACGAAGGGGACAGGCCGCCAGCGTTGCTGCTGGCGGCTTTTCTTTTGGCTGGGGTGGCGGTAGCGCGGCTCATGCCAGACCTCCTTGCACCACGCGCAGGGCGCCACGGGTGCGAAGCTGGTCAGCCAGGGCGGGCAGTTCGGTTTCAGGCACGCCGTCGGGGTGCAGGCGGCGCAGCAGTGCCAATTGCTCAGGCGTCAGCTTGGCGCCCAGGTGCTGGCGGCTGGCCAGGGCGGCGGCGGCCTCAAACTGCGTGAGCACGCGCGGCGGCGCGGGCTGCAGCGCGGCCACCTGCGCGCTGGGTTGCACGTCCAGCCCACGGCGCGGCAGGAAGGCGGGCAGCTTGGCCTCGCGCGCCTCCGCCAGCGGGTCAAACTGCCCGCCGAAGGGCAGCGCCTTTCCGCGCCGCAGCTTGTCCACCTCCTTCTCGTCGGCGGTGCCCCATGCCATGCGGCGCACTTCCTCGGCGTTCGCTTCCAGCCGCGTTTTTGGCAGCGCGGCGTAGCTCTCGCCAATCACGGGCGCGTCCACGCGGTGATTCATCTCGTCGCGCAGCACGCGCGGGGCGTCAATCAGCACCTCCTCGCCCTGCGCGCCGCGCTCCACGATGCACACGGCCTGCGGGTGCTTCCACGGGTTGATAGCCACCAGCACCTTGGCGCCCTTCTCAATGCCGGGCACGGCGCGCACGTCGTATTCCGCGCCCCCAAAGCTCACGGTGAGCGTGCGGCTCACATCGCGCGGCTCGGGCGCGTGCGTCAGCAGCGCGCGGCAGACTTCTGGTGCTGGCGCGATGCGAAGCTGCTCGGGCGTGATACTCATCCACGCCTGCGCCCTTGTCTGACCGTGCCGGCTGTGAATCTTGGTCGCGTTGAACCAGCGGTACCAGACAAGCGCGAACTCGTTGAGTTCGTCCAGTGAATGCACGCTCTTGAAGCGCAGGCTGCTTTCAAACTTGCGCTCGATGATGTTGTGCGCCCCCTCTACCTGCCCCGTGGCGCGGGCGTTGCCCGGCGCGTGCGCGATGACGCGCACCCCAAGGCGGCGGCAGAGGTTCTGGAACAGCGCGCCGGTGTTGGCGCTGCCCATATCCATCATCAGGATGTGGGGCACACCGTAAAAAGGGTCATGGCCGCGCTGCTGGATGGCGGCCATGAAGCTCTCGGCGAGGTTCATGCCGCTCTCGGCGCCGAGCACGAAGTGCACGAAGATGTAGCCGCTGCGGTGGTCAGTAATCGCGTAGCGCCATACCCTGTCGTTCTCGATGCGCTTCAAGTTCCTGGGCTTGTTCTTGTAAAACTCGTCATGGCGCATGACTTGCAGGCCGCCGGCGTTGTCTTTGCCGGCGCGCAGGTAGAACAGCACACACAGGCTGGCGTCCACCTCCCACACATGGTTGGGGTGCAGGCTGCGCAGCTCCGTGTGCGGCGCAGGAAGCAGCAGTTGCTTGGGGTGCAGGCCGTAGTGCCGCAGCGCGCGCTCCACCGTGCGCGCCGTCAGCGGGCGCACCTCGCCCGTGGCTTCATCCACCGCCTCGCAGCGCACGCGCCCCGCATAGCGCAGCGTGTCAAGGGCGTGCTCGACGGTCATCAGCGCCTTGTCGCCCTTGCGCATGGCCTCCATCACCACGCTGCTGATGCACACGGCCTCTGCGCGCGTGACGCTGGTGGCGCCGGCGTCGCTGCGCTGGCGGCGCGCGGGCGCGGCGCGCAGCTTTTGCAGGTGCCGCCAGGCTGTGCTCTTGGAGATGCCCAGTTCGGCAGCGGCAGCGGTCAGCAGCGCGGTTTGCTGGCCATGCGGGGCGGCGGACATGGCCGCGCTACATTCGGCGAGGCGCTGCACGGCGGCGGGCGGCAGGGGCGGCATGTCGGCGGCGTCCCCGTGCTCAGGCGGCGGCAGCGGATTCATCGGCAGCGCCCTCGCTGCTGAACGCCATCGCCGCGGCGATGTCGGCGCGGATTTCGTCATCGTCGAGCGCGCCGTCGAGCGCAAAGTCTTCCAGCAGCTCGCGCAGGATGGCGATGCAGCCCTGCACCCAGGCGCGCATCTCAATGCGCAGCGCGGTGGGGATAGCGTGGGGGTCTTGGCCGAAGTAGTCGGTGATGCGCACCAGCTCGCGCCGCAGCCCGGTGGTGTGCGTGCGCACGTCGTCGGCGCTGGCGCGCCCGTCGTGCTTGAAGTCGTCGATGCGCTGCGCGCGGGCGGCGTGCGCTTCGTCTTCGGGGGCGGCGTGCTGGCACTCGGCTTCTTGCTCGAGGGCGTCGATGCGGCGCTGCTTGGCGTCCAGGCGGCGGTCTTGCGCCTCGCGCTCTGCCTTGGCTTCACGCAGCGCGGCGCGAAGCTGGCTGGCGCTCATGCGCTCGATGTCGTCAAGCTGGGCGACGGCTTCAATGTCGGCGTCGTCGTCGTGGGTGACAAGCTCAAGGAAGGCGGATTGGCTTTTGACCTGGCTGGTCAAAAGTGCCAAATTGGCACTTTTGAGCGTCTTCAAGGTCGCCTGCATGAAGCGCGCAGCCGTGCGATACGAGAAGCCAAGCATTTCCACGCGCTGCACAAACTCGCCGTGCGGCGTGAGTTCTTTCAGCAGCAGCATGCGCTTGCCGCACTCAAGCAGGCACTCAACGGTGCGGCGCTGGTAGAAGCGGATTTCGTCTTCCAGTGCGCCGGGCGTGAGGCTGCCGTCGTAGCCAAGCTGCCGCGCGAGGCTGCGCGCGTTGCCCTCGGCGGCGGCGAGGGCGTTTTGCGTGGCGATGATGGCGGCGTCGGCCTGCTGCTGCTCGGGCGTGATGGCGGTGGTGGAAGGTGCGTCAATGATGTCGGCGGCGATGGTGCGGGGTTGGCGTGGCATGTGTGCTCCTTGGGGTTGCGGAAAGGCGGGGGCGCTCATGCGCGCCCATCGCGGAATGCGTGATGCAGGTCGGCAAGACGCTGCTGGGCGCGCTGGATGTCGGCATCGACGCGGTAGCAGAGGCGGGTGAAGGCGGGCGTGGGGAAGAAGCGCCCGGTTTCTTCGTCCTTGCGGCACCAGCCCTTGGCAATCAGGGCGGCGGCGTCGCGTGTGACCTGATGCGGCGCGCTGCCGGTGGCGGCGGCGAGTTCTGCGTTGCTGGCGCCGCTGGTGGGGTGGCCGCAAAGAACCTCAAGCAGGTCCAGGACGCGGGAAGTGGCGTTGCGGTCGGCGCTCATGCCTGCACCTCCTGGACGCGGCGCACGCGCCCGCTGCGGCTGACTTTGACTTTGCGCGTGAGCGCCTTTGCGCGCGGGCGCGGCTGCTGGTAACGGCTTGGCCAGATTTGCTCTGGCGGCACGCCGATGGCCTGCGCGATAACGGCCTCGGCTGCGAGCCAAGGCTCGCGCAGAGCCTTCTGGATGTGGGTGTAGCCCCACATCGCGGCAAGTGCGCGGAGACTGAACCCTCTTTTTTCAAGCGCAGCCTTCACATCTGCGGGGTGCCAATCGGCGGACAAAGAACCTTGTTTGGTATTCATGCGCCCTATTCTGCACCACAAAGTAGACGGCTCCAAGAAACTTAGTCCACTTTACTGTGACAATTGTCAATCAAGTCACACTTTGTCAGTTGCGCCCACTTAGTCAGCTCGCCTTGCTCTTTTTGGGAAGCGCGTGCGCGAGCTACGCGGGCGGCGCTCAATTGATGACTTGGCTGAGGTGCTTGGCGTGCATCGCAATACGCTCTACCGCATAGAGAAGGGTGAAAGCGAGCCAGGCATTTCCCTTGTCTGGCGCATGAAAGAGGTTTTTGGCGTAGATGCCGCTCGCCTTCTCGGAGAAGATGTGCGTGTCATCCAACCGACCCTCATTCCAGACCTCTGCACGCGGGCGGCGGAAGACAAGGACTACGTCTTTGTGCCCCACTTTGACGGGCAGTCTTCCAACATATACGGTGGCGCCTTCAACGACCTCGACAGGGTGCGAACGATGCAGCCGTTTCCGCGCCAGTTCATCAGGGCGCACCTTGGCATTACGCACAATCAGCTTGCGCTGATGGACGTGTCTGACCGCGATATGGAGCCGCTGCTGCGCGATGGTGATACGGTGCTGCTCGATACAAGCGTCTATGCTGACCTGTACGTTGATTCGGTGCCAGCCGATGGTTTCTACGTCCTTGATATGGGTGGCACGCTGATGATTCGGCGCCTCCAGCGCATGCCTGGGCAGGTGCATGTGAGCTGCGAAAAACCGAATTGGTGGCTGCCCATCGTCATCACCAAGGATTCACCAGGCGGCATCACCGTCCTTGGCCGAGTGCGCTGGGCGGGTGTGCGCTTCGCCTGAGCGCACAACGCCCCATCAACCGCGCACCCCCCCTAAACCCCATCTCCGATGGCGGTGTGACGCCATTTTTTAAACCGCTTTCCTCGGCGCGCGGGGCGGCTGCCGCGCACGATGCGTGGCATGACGACGTGCTCATCATGTGTAGCAGTGGCTCCCTGCTTTGCCGCCCTTGAAGCGCCCCGTGCGGGCGCTGAGGGGGCGGCGCCCTTTTTGATTCAGGTGACGCCGGCTGGCCGGTTCACGCCCAACGATGGGCGCGCGGATGTGCCCGCTGGCGGCTGGCGCATGGACGAGGCGGACGCCGCGCGCTGCATTGCCGACTTTGACGCCGCGCAGCCGCCCGTCATCGACTACGAGCACCAGACGCTGCACGCCGCCACCAGCGGCCAGCCCGCGCCTGCCGCCGGCTTTATCCGCGCCCTGGTGTGGAAGCCGGGCAAAGGTCTGTTTGCCCTGGCGGAACTCACAGCGCGCGCGAAAGCCTTCATCCGCGCCGGCGAGTACCGCTACTTCTCTCCCGTCTTCGCTTTTGAGAAAGCCACGGGGCGCGTGCAGCGCATCCTCATGGGCGCCCTCACCAACAACCCCGCCATCAGCGGCATGGCGCCGCTGGCGCTGGCGGCTGCGCGCGCCTTCCTGCCCCATCCCCACACCGAGGAGACCCACCCAATGACTCAAGACCCCCCCACCACGCCGCCCGCTGATGAAACAGCCGGCGCTCTGCCCGCCGGCGTATCGGCGGGCGTGTGCTTTGCGCTTGGCCTGCCCAAGGGCGCGAGCGAGAAGGACATCATCGACGCCTGCTGCGCCCTCACCAAGGCGCGCGATGAGGCTGTCGCCGCTGCCAAAGCCACCCCCGACCCCGCCAAGTACGCCCCTGTGGCCACCCTGAAGGAGCTGCAGGCGCAGGTGGCGGCGCTGACTGCCGAGGCCGCCGCCCGCGCCGTGGACGACCTCGTGCAGCCCGCCCTCAAAGACGGGCGCCTGCTGCCCGCGCAGGAGAAATGGGCGCGTGAACTCGGCGGCAAGGACGTGGCCGCACTCAAAGCCTACCTGGACACCGCGCAGCCCATCGCCGCGCTCACCGCCACGCAGACGGGCGGCAAGGCGCCGCAGGAAAAACCCGCAGCCAGGCTGACCGAGGCAGAGGTCCGCATTGCCGCTGCCTGCGGCATCACCCCTGAAAACTTCGCCGCCGCAAGGTAAGGAGAGAGATGGTAGACATTACTGCTGACCGCGCCATCGCCGAGCGCGGCGCTCGCGGCTTTGCTGACCCGCTGGCCGAGGGCGCCATCATCCCCGCCGGCGCCATGTATGCGCTGGATAAAAGCGGCTTTGCTATCCCTGCCGCTGCTGATAGCCCCGGGCCGCTGCGCGGCGTGGCACTGCGCCGTGCTGACCAGACGGCGGGCGACGCACTGGTAGAGGGCAAGCACGGGTGCATTCACTTTGAAAGCGACGGCTCCATTACCCGCGCCGACATTGGCAAGAAGAACGCCAAGGTGGTGGACTGTCACACCGTGGGCGCGGCGGGCAGCTGCACCGTGGGCATCATCTTTGATATCGATGATGCCGGCGTGTGGGTCAAAGTTGGGCACAAACTCTAAGGTGCGCAGAGATGGTAGATGCCACCGCTGACCGCATCCTCACGCGCCGCTGCGGCGAGCGCGTCTCTGATCCGCTCGCCGCCGGCGCCATCATCCCCGCCGGCGCCCTGTATGGCTTGAACAAGGAGGGGCTTGCCGCCCCCATGCCCATTGCCGGCAGCAACAATCCTGCGCGCGGCGTTGCGCTGCGCCGTGCTGACGCCACAAAAGGGGATACGCACGTGCACGGCGCCACCAACGGCGTTTACCTGTTTGAGAACAGCGAGGCAGAACCCGTGCCGCAAGCGCGCGTGGGCATGAATGCCGGCATTGAAAACTGCCACACCGTCAAAAGCGGCGGTATGCCCGCCGCAGGCCGCATCTTCGCCGTGGAGGATGAAGGCGTGTGGATTGACATCGGAACCATCAAACCCTAAGGAGGCGCAGCCATGCTGATTACCCAAGCAAACCTCAAAACCCTTTTTACCGCCTACAACGCCGCCTTCAAAGCGGGGCTGGGGCAGGCTGCCAGCCAGTGGCAGGCCATCGCCACGCAAGTGCCCAGCACCACATCGGCAGAGGAATACGCCTGGCTGGGGCAGCTGCCCGGCCTGCGCGAATGGCTTGGCGAGCGCGTCGTGCACGGCATCCAGGGGCACGGCTACACCATCAAGAATCGCGCCTTTGAGCTCACCGTGGCCGTGCCCCGCACGGCCATTGAGGACGACCAGTACGGCGTCTACACCCCGCTCATGCAAGAGATGGGCGCCGCCAGCGCCGCGCACCCCGACCAGCTTGTCTTTGGCTTGCTCCGCGACGGGCGCACCGCTACCTGCTACGACGGGCAGCCGTTCTTTTCTGCCGAGCACAAAGTGCTCAATGAAAAGGGCAAGGAAGTCAAGGTCAGCAACGTTGCCGACGATGCTGGCGGCGCGCTGCCAAGCTGGTATCTGCTGGATACGCGCCGCAGCTTGAAGCCCCTCATCCTGCAAACGCGCAAGGAACCGGCTTTCGTCACCAAGACGGCAGAGGCGGACGACAACGTCTTCTGGCAGGCCGAGTACATCTACGGCGTGGACTGCCGCCGCGCCGCCGGCTTTGGCTTCTGGCAGCTTGCCTGGGCCAGCAACAAGGCGTTGACCGCCGAAAACCTCAAAGCCGCCATCACCGCCATGAGCAGCCAGACGGGCGACCACGGCAGGCCGCTTGGCATCAGCCCCAACCTGCTGGTGGTGCCTAAGCCGCTGCGCTTTGACGCCCGGCGCCTGCTGGAAGCCGAGCTTCTCGTGGGGCCGAACGGCACCACCACCGAAACCAACGTGCTGCGCGGCGCCTGCGAGCTTTTGGTCGCCGACTGGCTCTGATTTTTGTAAATGGTGAACGGTAAATGGTAAATGGTGCATGGCGAACAGCAAAGCCATTTACCCGAGCCATTTACCACTAACCATTCACCATTCACCGCCGCAATGCCCTACGCCACGCCGCCCATGCTCGCCGACGCGCCCGGCGCGCAGGAACTCGCCGAGGTCGCCACGCCCGAGCACCTGCCCGTCGCGCCCGCCGCGCTGCTCGATAGCTTGCTGCGCGGCACCACCCCGCCCAGCGCCAGCGATGAAGAGCGGCAGGCCGCCGAAGACGCCCTGCGCGTCATCGCCGCTGCGCAGCTTGCCGCCGACGCCATCATCGACGGGTATCTGGGCAAAAAAGGCTACGCGCTGCCCCTCACCCCCTGCCCCCCGCTCGTGGGCCAATGGGCGCGCTCCATCACCCGCTACCTGCTGCACAAAGACCGCCGCACCTTGGAGAGCACCGACCCCATCGTCCGCAACTACGAAGACGCGCTCAAACTCTTGCAGCAAACCGCCAATGGGCGCTTCTCGCTGCACGGCGCAGACAGCGTGCAAATCCACAAATCGGAGGCGCAGCTTGCATCCATAGCGCAAGTGAAGGAAGACAGCCGCGCCGTCTTCAGCCGCGTGCAGATGAGGTACTTCATATGAGTATCGTGCTGCCCGGCGCCTTCCCCGCCTTCAGCACCGCCCAGGTGCAGCAGCGCATCCGCGAATGCCTGCCCGAGCTTCAATTCGTGGGCGGCGCCGCCGACATCGCGGCGGTGCAGGAACTGCGCAGCTTTCGCACCCCGGCGTGCTACGTCATCTTTGCTGCCGAGCAAAACAGCGGGCGCTTCCCTGACACACCAGGGCAGTGCGCCTTTGAAAGCCGCGTGGAGTTCACCACCATCCTCGCCCTCCGGCACTGGCGTGAGCAGCGGGGCGAGCAAATGGCCGATGCGCGTCTGGCGTTGCTGGGCGCCTTGCGCGGCGCCTTGATTGGCTGGCGCCCCCCGCAGCCTGGCTGCCGCAGCATAGGCTGGCAGAGCGGGCGCACGCTTGACTACGACGCCGCCGTGCTGCTGCTGGAAGACAGCTGGCACCTCACCTTCACCGCCGAGCGCGCGCAGGGCGCTCGCCACCACCACCCGCACCCGCAGGCCAAACCATGACCGCACACATCACACTCTTGAAACCACACCGCCACGCCGGGCGCAACTACCCCGCCGGCAGCACCCTCACCCTGCCGCAGCGCAAAGCCGCCTGGCTCATTGGCGTAGGCGTTGCCACCGCCGCACCCGAGCGCGGCGATGAACCTGTAGGGGCGTCCCTTGTGGGCGGGCGTGCGCCGCGTGCAAACCACAGACGGGCAGCCACAAGGTCTGCCCCTACAGAGGCTGCAGCCACCGCTGAAACCGAATAACCACCACCCACTCAAGGAGAAACCACACCATGCCAGGCATTGAATCCACCTCCATCATCTGGAACGGGCAGGGGCCTGTCCACATCGGCACCTTTGACCCCAACCGGGGCCGCCCCGAAATGGGCTACCTCGTGGACATTTACAGCGTCGGCTGCGGCAACCGCACCCTCACCGCCACCCCCAGCCGCGAAACCGAAACGCTGAAAGAATCCTGCTCCGGCCAGCGCCTCACCTTGAAGGAAATTGAAACCTCCAAGAGCCTCAACGTCACGCTGGAAATGATTCAGTTTGACAGCCGCACCCTCGCGCAAGCCTTCTTCGGCGCCGCCGCCGTCAAAGACGCCGGCACTGTGACCGATGAGCAGCTTGCCCAGCTTGCCGAGGGCGATTACTTCTTCCTCAAAAACCCGCGCGCTTCCAGCATCGTCATTGAAGACGCCGCCGGCACTGCATATGTGGAAGGCGAACACTACGAAGTGTCAGACGCCGACCATGGCCGCCTGCGCCTGCTCAAACACACGGACGAGCACCAGGAGCCGCTCACCGTTGACTACGAATACGCCGGCTACGTCAACATCGCGGCGTTTAGCCGCACGAACGTCGAGAAAGGCATCATCTTTTCCGGCATCAACGGCGACGGGCAGAAAGTGCGCGTCATCATCCCCCGCATCAGCCTCGCCATGAGCGGCGACTTCCCATGGATTGGCGACAGCGCCGGCAGCCTGACGCTGGGCGGCGAGGCGCTGTACGTGCCCGAACTCGCCGGCGACCAAGACTGGGGGCCGTTCATGCGTATTGACACCATGCCTGACCTGCCCGTGTGATGTTCTTTCCTCCCTCTCCCGCCATCCGCCGCCCGCGCAGCGGCTAGATGCAACAGGAAGTCAGGCCAAGGCCCGCCACCCGTGCACGGGCGGGGCTAGGTGTCGAATTTCAATACGTTGTTCCTAAAAAGTCTGGAAACTGGGGGCTTGTCACCAAGAGATGAATGGGGACGATGGCAGTTGTAGTAGTGCAGGAATGCAGGCAGCCATGCGGTGCGTTCGGCACTGTTGTTCCATCTACGCACGTAAGCCCATCCACGCAGGCATGTTTGGATGAAGCGTTCGGCCTTGCCATTGGTTTGTGGGCGGTATGGCCGCGTGAAGGTGTGCTTGATGCCCAAGGCTTTACAAGTGCGAGCAAACAGCCGTGAACGGTAGGCGGAGCCGTTGTCGGTAATCAGGCGCTTGATAGTCACGCCAAGCGCCTTGTAGTAGTCCACGGCAGCTTTGAGAAAGTGCGCTGCCGAGTATTCCGTCTCGTCCGTATACACCTGTGCAAAGGCCACTCGTGAGTGGTCATCAATGGCCACGTGAACCACTTCCCAGCCCGCTCCTGGCACTGTATCGCGTGGGTTGCCCGTGACGCGATGACCAGGGCGCATGATGCGGGCGAGCTTTTTAGTGTCCATGTGCAGCAACTCACCTGGCGCCTCGTGCTCGTAGCGCACCACGGGCTGTTTGGGTTGCAAGTCTTTGAGGCTTGACAGCCCCAGGCGTGCCAGCACGCGGCTGACAGTGGCCACGCTGCGCCTGACGATGGCAGCGATACGGTGCATGGGCATACGACTGCGGCGGAGTTGCTCGATGCGCTGCATGATGTGTGCTCCGGCGTTTCACTTTCCACGGAAACGCCAAATAAATCCCTAACCGCAATTCCTTTGCACTAGGCGCAAAAAAAAGCGACGCGATTTATCGCATCCAAGCGCGCTGATTTATCGCGTCGCGCGTCAATCACCCCGGCGCTCACAGCCGCCGCCAAAGATGCCAAAACCAGTCTGCAAGAGTGGCTGCAGGCGCGCCACATGCAGCTGCCGCGCTACGACATCGTGCGCACCCTTGGCGCCGCGCACAGC